TGTTTGTTGCTCGAACCAATCAGAAAGATTTTCATAAAAGTTCGAGGACAACATATTTTGAATTGCACTTTTGTCATAGTCATCACGACTGGCAAAAATAAAAAGCACCTGCCGAATCGATGAGCCGTCAACATAACGCTTGACTATCGGTTCTGCCGGTACTTCTTCAATTACATATTCGATTGGGGTTTCCCCTAAAAAGTTAACGCGCACCTTTCCGTCTTCATCGAGAAGCGGACAAGTACGCATATAGTCATAAATTGCATTAATCGTATTTATTTCGCAACACCTCCTGCGAACTTCGCAACGCTTTTCACAATGGTTTTGCCTCTGTCAATCCACATACGCGGAATCCACTGCTTACCACGCAATCCGCCTTGATTGGTTCCCTGCGTACCATAACCTTTGTTTCCATAGTAATTTTTTCTGGCATACGGCTGAATGTACTCGATACGATTCGGATACACTCTGGCCGTATTTTTCAAAGTTCCTTTTTGAAAAGGTACATAAGGGTCAGACATGCGACGTACTTCGCTGGAAAAGAATTTTTGTGCCTGCCCATTTTGATTCAGGTTACGTTTTAGCAGTATCTTGTCTACCGGGTCGATTTTGATTTTAATGCCGGCCATTTACACACCTTCTAACTTCCAATGCGGGCATTGACCGTCTGTGTTATAGGTCACAGACTTTATTGTCACTGCGTTATACTTTCTCTTAAGTGCGCTGGCAGTGATATCTACACCAACGTTTTCGTTGCAATCTCCTTGCACCACAAGCATTTCTTTTTGCGGCGTGAAGCCTTCCGGTGCGTTTTCAATAGGTATGCGGATTTTTACAAAGTTATCTAAATTTAATCCTTTATCAGTGGTACTTACCGCCGTTACTTCTCGCCATGTTGCACCAACAACCAGATGTCTTTTGTATGTTTCGTCTTTTTGCTCTACAAAACAGGTAATGTCTTTATCTGCTCCTATCATGGCAATACCCCCGATATAACAGACCTGTGTTTGCTAAGTACAAAGAAGCTGATTCCCTCAGCTTTCGCGCATTTGAGCGAGAATCCAAACCATAAGACAGTGTTTCACTGTATCCGTCATTGTTAAATGATTTCACTACGCCTTTTGTTTTTATTGCTTTCTGTTGCTGCATTTCGTCAATCACACTGCACACGGCTTTTTTCACTTCATCACACATCAGATTTGGATTTTCCTTGATTCGATTAAACGTGATTGTGTCTATATAGTCAGAAGCTCTTTCCGACAAAATAGTAAAATCTTTTTGGTCAAGTTCTCCACCCCACTGCGTTTGGTAGTATACATAATCTACATATGCCATATCTCTATTTTAATTATGCTGCGGCTGCAACTGGGTTTTCTGCAGTAACCAGTTTAACAGCTTTGCTTTCATCGAGAAGATAAACTGCATAATGCTCATCTGCTGTAATTTCGGTTAACTTTAAGCTAATATCTCTTGCAGTTTCAACCTCTACCCCACGTTTCAGATAAATCGCAAGTGCACCCGGTTTTACAATGTAGTTTGTATATTTGGAACCACTCGCTTTGATTTTGTTGGAAACGCAAATTTGACAACCCCAAATCTCACCAATAACACCGCTCATAATTGCTTTTTGTGTCATTTCGGAAGGTTTTAAATAATCAGGGTCTTTTCGGATTTGTGCTAACTGGGCAGGAGCAATCAATAACACTTTTTCTCCTTCCAAATCTTCGCCGAATTTTACCAAACCGTCCGCAACTACATGACTACCGATTGTATTTTTTGCGCTTACATCAACGGTCATGTTTGCTTTAATTCCAGATAACGCAGTTAAGCAATCGTTGTCTACTTTAGCTGCAATAGACAAAGACAGTTGATTTGTTCCTTCTCCTACAGGGTCACCATATCCACTAAGCACAGCCTCATCGGTTATTTTGATACCTTTGCCTGCTTTTTTTACCTTTACTTTTGAGGTGCTAGTTGTAAGCAGTGACATTGGAATAGCCTCACCCTCTGCAACATCAGCAGCATCCCCAATATATGCAAACTTAGGAAGTGTTACAGTATCACCTGCTCGTCCCTGCAAAGTAGTATCGATTTTTGCCAGTGGTGTAAACTTAATCAAATCGGTCAGTTTATCTCTAACGACATCTGCCATTACCTCCGGATTAATCATATTTGCAATTTTTGTTACATCTGCCATATTAAATTACTCCTTTAGTTCATTATAAAGTTCGGGATATTCAGACTTAAGAGATAATCTATCCTGATATCCCATTTTTCTAAAATCTTCCTTTGTTAATTTCATTTCTTGTGATGTACCTGTAGCCGCTACAAATGTCGGTGTTGGTTTTGTACTCTGAAATGCGTCTGGATAAGATTCCTTAAATGGATTTACCACATCATCTGCACCAATAAGCTTATCACCTTCAAATTGTAATCCTTTATCCAGCAGCATTTTTGTTACATGATTTTCGTAAATTTCATCTTTTAGTTTTAAACCCTTTACGTATCCTGCAACCTTGCTTTCATGGATAAACTTTTGCTTGTCTGCTTCGGCTTGTTCTGCTTTTTGCTTCCAGTCATCACATGCTTTTTGGATACTTTCAATATCCATTCCTTTGAACTCTTCTATCTGCTTGTTGGCAGCCTCTAAGTTCTCGTGTGCTTCGGTCAGCGCTTTTTCTTTTTCTTCGAGAGCAGTTTTTACTTTTTCTATATCCGCTCCGTTAATCTGCATAATTTTGTCAATCGCTTCTTCAGGCACATTCAGTTCAATTAGTTCTTCTCGTTTCATAGTTATCCTTTCTGTAGATACGCTTTTATACGAGGTCGCATCTCTTTCCACTCCACCGATTACGCTCGTAGTCAGCCATAATAAAAAAGCCTTTTAACGCCTTGCTCAGGGCATAAAAAAACCACCCTAAAAATAAGGTGGTTTGAACTTATTTTAAATTATGAAGTTTTTTAAAATCTTCCAATTCTTGCTTTGTTATTCCAAACATAGCACAAAAATCTTCCTCAGTCATGGGTGGTGTACCATCATCAACTAATGAGTATCCGCCTTCACTCATTCTTGCCCTAAACTTATCGTGGTCAGATAAATCTCTGTACCTAATATTTTGTTCTGAACGAGGCATTTGTAAAAATTCTTCAAAAGTTAATTTTTTATTGGCGTTCATATCAATTCCTCCATTTCAAAAATCCACATTCCATCTTTGCGATATTGGTTATGAATGAAAAATCTTGTGTTTCTTTTGAATAGTATTTCTCCTTCTTCAGCGTTATACTTCCTTAAATCCTTACCATTTTTAGATTGAATATATAAACGTATTGTTGGACTATTTTGATAAGAATTTAAAGTTGAGCAAGATGAAAACGAAGAATATTCAACAACAGCTCCAATTTTATGTTTATTTACAAACGTTTCAACTTCATCAAAATATTTAAAGTCTAAATCTCGTATGACTATTCCTTTATATTTTGGAAGTTTATTTAAAGTTGCATCCATATCCAACATTAATTCTTTTTCAGAAGAGTTTAATGATATTCCATCTCTTAGTTTTGCATTCAGAATATAACTTTCCCCGCTCAAATATCTTAATAAAGCTGATTCTTCCTTGTCATTCAGTATAGCACTTTGGGCAGATTTTTCAACCTTTCTGTTCGCCCACACCGCTTTACTTGCCTGACTGTGCCCAAAACCATAAATCTGTGTCAACTCTTTCTGCTGTGCCATGTCAGCAAGATAACTGAACTCTTTGTACGCGTCACGCTGTCTTTTGAGTTTGAGCGCAGCGGCTATGTAATCATCTTTCAGTCCAGCAGATTCATAACCGATTAACTCCCTTTTTGTCTTGCGTATGGCCGTTTCCATATCCCTTTGCTTTTGAGTAGCCTCATACGTAGTATACACCTTACCGTTATATATAAATGAAGGTGGGTCAATCTCTCGCAGTTGTTTTCGGCTGTACGCCCTTTCGGATATACCCGGAAAGAATGGATGATAAGAATGTCGACAGTTTGCACCGCAAAGTCCGTCTACTCTTCCCAATCCTGTGGTTTCTTCCAAATCGGGGTAGCCGTCTTTTTCTCCACCTCTGTGATATACTTCGCCTTGCCACACTCTGTGTGACGGTCTTGCCCCTGCGTGTGCAGTTACTTCAAAGAATTCACATCCTAGCTCATCTGCTAGAAAGTCTGTCATCCTCACAGATAATTGATTGACACCTGTCATCACTGCTCGCCTTGCGGCTACATCAAGATGATTTGTCCATCCCGATTCGTAATTGATAAAGCGGATACCACTGTCAGCAAGTCGCTTGATTGCTGTTCGTATCGCCGTGTTGTAGTCCAGCGTTCCAGTGGAAACAGATAGCTGCGCTAAATCCAACTGCTTCTGATATGCTGTTGTAAGGCTTACCGCGTGAGATTTACCGTTGACCTGCTCCACAAAGCCCATAGTACGGGTTAAATTTTTTAACTCACCTTGTGTCTGCTTTATGATGCTTTCAATCAGCATTTCTAATTCGCTGTAGTCTGTAAATTTCTTGATATTTTTATTTGCAGCATAATAAATAGCCGCCTGTGCATCAAAAGATGTGTGAGCGGCTTCATTTAGCATGTTCTCTATTTCTTTCTGTGCTTTTTTATCAACATTAGAAATAGCTTTTTTTATTTTTTCGTCAGTAGAAAGAATTGCACTCAATCTTTCCATTTGCCATTGTGCTGTATCTGTAATTTTTCCGGTTTTCGCAATGCGTCTGGATATATCTTTCAGTATCTCATCTTCTAAATCTTGAAATAAATCAAAGATAGGCTGAGGAAAGCGCTCTAAGAATTCAGGAGTAAGCAAAAGTTATCACTCCTCAACTCGGACTTGTGGAAGATTTTGACGAGCAGTTTCAAGTTCCTCGCCTGTATACCATGCTCTAAATTCATCTGCACCCAAAATCTCACCCTGTACCAACTGGAATTTCTCTGCAAACTCCGCTTTACGGTCTGTTACCAAACTGTCATCCCAACTGTAAGACGTTTCATACTCACCTTTCGGAGCAAGAGAATAAATGCTACACATGACATCCATAGCATAGATTAAATCTTCCAATGCATTTTCCAATGCTTTTTGAATATCCAGAACAGAAGCATAGGAACGCTGTTTACTCGCTTTTATTTCTTCTGCTGTTTTATCAACCACTTGCGGGTCGGAAATTGTTCCATACGCAAGATTACAGTTAAATTCTATCCGTTGAAAAATCCGGTTTAACCCATTTACAAGCGATTGGTCTCGAATTTGTGGGCTGAATATCTGATAAAAAGCATTTCCGTTTGCCGGAGTATCAATATCAAGCCTTCTGAAAAGTCTGTCGCTGTTTTTTGGCAACTTCAAATCCTTTTTGGTAGGCTCTAAATACTCAATCGCTGCATCAATGGCAAGTTCTGAACCTTCAAATTCCCATAGCAGACGGCTGTATTGCTCGTCAGCATCTTTTATCAGTTTTTCCGCTCGTGAGTATACTGAAACACCAAGCGGAGAAGCCGAATCAACGGTATTTGCAAGTGGTATTTTAAAGTACGCAAATAATGGTTTCTCTATTGGGCTTAGCGTTGTCTTTGGCTGAATATGCTTCCACTCTTCTACCAATTTCAATGGAATCTCTTTTCCCAGAGTTCCCTTAACTTTGCTCACAAACGCTGTATTCGTTACTGTATATGTGTTACCAACCAAACTGTGTTCTTCTACCCTGGTGTAAATATTTCCATCACGCACAATCTGTGTATAGAAAATACATCCTGTCATTCTCCCTGTGCCATCAAAAGCAGTCGGCAAAAAAGTATCTGCTTGATTATAGTCAATCATAATACTGTTACCTGCTACATACGGCTTAAAGATAATTCCACCCTTTGCGCAAGCATACTCCACATAGGGTCGGATTCCTTCAATTACTCTCTGGTATTGCTCATTTAAATAGTCTGCTCTCTTAGAACCTGTGATTTCTGTTTTCATTTCCAGTGTTACTAAACGCGCAAACTCTGAAGCTATGGCAGCAGGAAGGCTTAAACTCTTCACTTTATCTGTAAGCCAACCCGCTTGGTTGTTATATAGCTTAGTCCATCTGGTAATGGCACTTTCCATACTGCTTGAGATAGAATTATCAAAGCTTTTATTTTTAGGTGCCACTGTCTTGACAATCTGCTTTAGCCATTCAATCGTTTTCTGAAACAACATCACTCCCCCAATCTAACCATTTGAATTTTCTACGTAATACTGTGTTACAGAAATAACGTACCTCGTCCATAGCGTGGTCATTTTCCTTTAACACAGTATCGGATGTTTTCTTTTCATCCCATCTGTATAGACCGAACTCGCGTATGCAATCTTTACAGCTAGGGTCTATATTCAGCATGCCAGCGTTAAGCAGCGAACTTGTAATGCGGATACCGTCAATAACACTGTTAATCGCAGGTTTTACCCTGAATTCACCATGTCTACGGATACACTCGATAAATGAAGCGGCAGAAGGGTCAACCACAACTCTTGTAATTGGTACGTCATCCACCAACTCAATTAACGCTTGATAATGTTCCTCATCCGTTCTTTGCCTGCCTTCTTTTCTACTGTCAAAATAACTTTCTCTTATGCGAGCGGCTCCCTCGCTGTTAACTCCCCATAATCCCATAGAACACGGATTAATCGTACCGTAGTCAATACTGACATAGAACTCGCTATAGTCATCCATATCAACTGTTTCTACAATTGTCTCCTTTTTGCTTTGGAAGAAGTCATATACCAATCCTTCTGCTACAACCCATAGACCACGGATAAATCTATCATAGAAAACCCCTGAGTACATGTTTTCATAACGCTTTTTTACCTTCTCAGATAAGCTGTTGTTATCTTCCATAGTGAAGTGCAAGTATAAAGCGTTTTTGTTCTTGTGTTTTTGTATCCACTCTTTATAGAACCAATGCTCCGGGCTGTCGGGGTTGCAGTTAAACCAAAATTTTGACCCTTCCACGGAACATCTTGCCAAAGCTTGTTCTACAAAAGAGCGCGGCATCAAGGCAACTTCATCAAACATAACGCCTGCTAATGTCATACCTTGTATTAAAGCTGCTGAGCCTTCATCTTTACCACCAAATAAATAGTATTTATTAACCCTACCATCAAGAGAAACCACCATCAAATTTTCGCTTTTTCTCTCTGTGATTTTACATAGCCCCTCAAATAAAGTAGGCAACTGCGTTATAACATTTCGCCGCAAACTTTCAATTGTCTTTCCACATATGGCAAAGGTCTTTCCGTTAAAGCAACTACAGGACCACAAAATAAAACCAATTGACATAGACACAGTTTTACTGGAACGTATAGAACCATCGCATATAATTGCGTCCTTATCCTTATATCTTTCTGTCTGCCACCATGTCATTGTAAGCAATGACCTCGGACTAAACACCGCATACTTCATCTTCGTCTATCCCTTCCATAAACTGTACACTGTCCTTCATTTTTTCAATCAAGTTGTTTTCAGCGGTTTCCTGCGCTCGATTACTATCGAACATACCTAAGTGCCGTCCTATCTTTTCCAATGCGTCTAACTTACTGTTAAGCCGTATCTTTACACCATCTTTTCCGGCTTCGATACTTGCAACAGCTCCTATTTTATCCTTTGGTATATCTGCGGTATCTTTCGGGATAACAAGCCCATTATAGATACCTACAAAATCCGTTATTTTAGCAAATCCTATAGTTGCAAGCTCTTTTAGGACATCCTCTTGACGAATACTCGTCCTTTCTTGCAATTCCTTTTGTTTTTCTTGCATATATCCTTGAATGTCAACATTTGTCAACAATCTCTGTCCAATAGAGCGCGCTGTTTTTTCGCTGTATCCTGCTCGAATGGCCGCTTGCGTTGCATTTAAATCTATAAGATACTCGTCCACAAATTTTTTCTGCTTTTCTGTTAATTTAGGCACCTCACCACCTCGATATAAAAATAGTAAAAAAACAATAAGACCGTGCTTCTGCACAGCCTTATTTCTCTTAATCCTCAGTTTATACTATACCATACTATCTATATGACATTCTATGACATTTATTGCTTTCTTATGAAGTCGGTTGATTTGTCTCCAAGTATAGTGCATTTGTACCGCTATTTGCTCAAACGTCCACCCATTTATGTACCGATATCTTAATAGCAATCTAAGTGTATCGCTCTCCACCGTATGGATGGCTTTTTCAATGTCTAGCTTTGCCTCGTACCATTCGTCAATTTTATTATCTATTCTTTTTTCCATTTCCTCTAATTTTTCTACCGTTGACTGCACTTTGTCGCTTTCTCCCGTGCCTTTAGGCATATCGCTGTACGTGGGGGTTACCTTTGTGCCGAGGGAAAATATTTCGCTTTTCTCAAGCAAAAGCTGCTTAATTTCTTTATCCATCTGTTTGTATCTTTTCAAAAAAATTACTTTTTCTTGGTATGTCATTTTCTTCTTTTCCTTTCTGCAATATCTACTATAACTGAAATAACACAAAACACTAACACCGTGCCTGAAATAACTGCCCCTGTTAAAAAGGCCCACCAGTACTGCAAAACCGTAATAAACGGCAAATTTAAAACTAAAATGATTATTGTTGATAGGAAAATAAGGGAAACCATAGCACAGAAAAATTTCATCCTATCACCTCGAAATCTTTATACATAAGACTGGCTTGAATTCCTTTATTATTCTGATACTTTCCACTGCTATATAAGTCGTAGTCGCCTTTTATGGTGTGGTAGTAAATTTGGCATACTTCAATATCAGGATAAATAATGAGTGGATGAATACAATAAATTTCCAATGTCCAGTAACCTGCAAAGCCAATATCTCCGAAACCAGCGGTTACATGGATACACAAGCCCAAACGGCCTGTAGAAGAACGTCCTTCCAGCATAGGTACATATTTGCTGGTAGTTGTAAATTCTTTTGTTCTTCCCAAATACAACTTATTTGGTTCTAGTAATAATCCTTCTGGTGGAATCACAAGTTTTTTGGTCTGATTGGGCTTTCTCATATCCAGTATGTCATCTTCATATACCAATAACTCATTATGCAGCGTTAAGTTATAGCTGTTTGGGTTTACTTGACTGGAGCTGAACGGATTTATCACGATATTTTTATTATGTACTTCTCTTTCTATTTCTTTTCCTGATAAAATCATGCCTATATAAAACCTCCTCAAATAAACTCAATCACAAGTCCTTTTCCAAACGCTTTTGCCACTCGCTCTAAAGTCCGAAGGCTGGGATACCCAACGCCGTTAATCAATCTATTGATTTGTGTGATACTCACACCTGAATTTTCTGCTAAATCGTTTTGATTCCAATTCTTCTCTTCCATTAGTTTTTGAGCTCGCTCACCTATAGTCATTAGCCATCACCCCAACTTTCGGAACCATATCAACACCCTTCCGCGCTGTCATACCTTTTTTCTTTTTCTTGTACGGCGTGCCTTCATGCTTATAGCACTCTTGCGGTGTAATGCCTCTTTTCTTACCTGTATCTATCATGTAGTGACATGCATATACAGTGCCCCCTGCTCCTGTCATAGCTCTACGATAAAAGCAGCCATAGCAGCGGTTATACTTTTGTTCGTGCTCTTCTACCTTCCCATGTCTGCATAATCCTAAGATTTTATTTTTCAATTTTTCACTAGGACGTGTCTTTCCGTTAATAATTGCATTCGCATATCCTACGCATATCCCGACATTTGCAGCGAACTCCTCTTGTGTCATACCACGGCTTTTTACAAAGCAAGTAACTTCTTCTCCTAATGTCATTTATCATCACCTTCTCGGTGTATGGATGTATAGTTTATATACTTTTATAAAGAGTGTTTCAAAAAAAATATATTATATATAGGAAGTTATACGAAATCGACTAAAACGATACATCCATACACTAAATTTATTACATAATGTTAATCTTGTAAGGTATATATCTATTTTTTAAAGATACTCCAATATAATATTGACCGTCTTTTTTTCTAATTTTTGGGAACTTATTTGAAATCTCTCTTCCAAATCTGGTATTACTCATACCGTCATACTCGCCGTTTTCTTTTGCCCACTCTTTATAAGCGCGATACAACTGACTTGCTTGAATCTCCCCATAATCATAGCAGCAAGTATCTAAAAAACAGCTAATAACGTCCATTTCGGATTTATAAATATTTGTTGCCTGCTGTACTGATTTTGGCATTTTAAGCCCCTCTCGATACCACATTAAACACCCCTCTACAGCCCAGTTTAGGATAGCCGGTAGTTCTTGTCTAAGCCTATATTTTAAATTTTTATCTATTTTTTCATCCGGTATCTTAGCTGTAAATGGGATTAACATAATCCTACGCCAAATACCGATGTCTGTACCTCTGATAATGGGTTTGTGATTGGTACCCATCCATAATTTAAACTCCGGTGAAAACTCAAATTCATTGCCATATAATTTACGTGCAGTTACTCTGTCGCCGCCTGTCAACTGTTTCAACAAGCCCTCATCTAGCCGCATGCCATCATTCGGTTCAACACTTGTGACAAATCTGGCACCTTTTAATCTGGCAATATCACTATTAGCACCACCAGATTGCTTTTTTATCATGATAGTTTCCGGTTGAATATTCACCGCATAATCCCCCATAATGTGGCTAATTGTATCTAAAAAAGTACTTTTACCATTGCGTCCGGTACCATAACAAAAAAAGGCACATTGTTCTGCTGTAGAGCCTGTTAGAGAGTATCCAATTGCTTTTTGTATAAATCGTATAAGCTCTTTATCACAATTAAAAATATCGTTTAAAAACTGATTCCAAATAGGACAATCAATTTTTTCAGTAAATTCTGCCAGCCCTATTTTAGTAATAAATTTATTCGGATCGTGAGAACATAATTCACCCGTCCTTAAATTAATAATTCCGTTTACAGTATTAAAAAGAGAAATGTGTGTATCTAACTCTGAATGTAAAATTGGAACCAAATGTTCAACTTCCTTTAACGCTGCGGTTTTCGCTTTGCTACTGCGTGATGTTTTTATATGTTTGCGGTACTCTTTTAAAACATCCTCATCCTCTGAATACAGTACTATTTGTTCCGGAGACTTCATAAAGTCAAGCATTTCATCAATCATACGCTTTGTTTCGCCAGTATCATCTATCTTCCATCGTCTTCCATCATAATACATCCAAGTTTTATCTGTATAACTATATCTAATAGATTCTCCAAATAAGTCATACATACGTTGTGCATTCCCTGTATCATCTAATGTATAAACTTTTTTTGGCTCTGGCTTTTTCGTTCCTATCGATACGATATAGTTCTGTTGAGGCTCATAGATAGTGCTACATTGTTTTACTGCTTTATTTAATGTGATTTTTCCATATGTACTACCATTTTGTTTTCTATCCCATTTGTCACGCATTAAACCAGAGGAACGAAATATCTTATCCATGAAAGTTTCATCACACCTACACCAAAATGCAAGCATATTACAAAAACTCATATCCGCTTCCGATTGTGACGTAAAATAAGTGTCCCATTTTCCGGCGTATAAATCGGAAAATACTTTTCCCTGTTTTGATTTTTCAGCAAGTTGCAGTACTTCTTCTTCTGACAAATTAAGTGGTATCGTACTAACAAGTCCTGTAGTAGGAGCATTCCCGGAACCAATATATTTTTCATGCAAATATTTTATTTTTTCTGTACAATGATTAATGTCAGCATATTCCGAGCATATATTCCCTGTCATGATAAAAAAGCGGCCCTCTGAATACATTTCAACGTTCTTTTTTCGTCTTCCTGTTTTAGGTAGTCTACCTTTACAAATAATATGAATACCATTACCACTCTGTGAATACTCACTATATGATTGTAAGCTATGAATAAATTCGGCAATGATATTCTCATTGCCGCCTGTTTTATAATCTTCAATATCATCTTGTACATTGTCTATATCCACACCAAAATACCCATTGGCAAACATAAAACCAATACCTGAATAATATTGCGAGCAACTAACAGCAGTATCAAAATCACACCATGTATCCGGATTATTACTTTGTGCTCCACCTCCTGTAATAGCGTTAATTGGCATTTTTTTCATTTTTCCCGGCCGGCTCTCATCCGGTACTGCTTGCCAACACACCCATTGTTTTAATTGTTTTAGTTCAGCCGGTATTAACTCGTACCCCATAATTAAAACGGTAAATCTTCGTCTTCAACTTCCACTGTTGCACCGTCTGTCTGTGCAACAGCGGCAGCATTATCTTTGAATTTAAATACATGGTTACACTCTTTTACTTGTGTTTCGTTTATATATTGCACTTTGGCAGTTATATTATTGTTATACTCGTCATGTTTTACTTTTACACGCAATAATTTACCTGATAACGTATCTAGCAATGCAGTTAAATCTTCAAATCTTGTATCTGAAGGAATTCCGACCGCTTGACACACTCTTAGTAGTTGAGATGACAGATAACCACCAAACGTTTTGTCTCTATCTGTTGGATTTTTTGCTCTCCAAATAGAATGCCAAATATACGCATTTTTATACGGCTGCTCAATATCATTACGTACAATAAGAGGTATATTAATATACTGGGTACCTCCTTTAGTCGCATCTTCATAAGCTGATTTAATAATTACCTCATAATCCCCCTCCGGAATCAGTCCGCCTCCTTGTTGTACATCGCTGTAATCTAGTGCTATACTCATAATAAAATACCTCCATTTATAATTTGTAGTGCATCGTTCACATTACGTGCTACACCTACATGATGATTTAATTGTTGCATTTGTTTTAAAAATCTAATTTGATCCGGTCTAATGGTACCATCTGGTTTTTTACACTCTATAAACGCTACTGTATTGTCACCTACAAAAAGTAAGTCAGAAAATCCTTTTGGTAAACCTGTAATGCGTCTTAAATGAATTAAAACATCCTGTTGAAATTCTTTTGAAAAAATTCTGGTACCTTGATAAAATTCACCACTGTTCGTCCTAAATGGTAAACCGTACTTTGATAGCTCTATCCTAATTTGATTTTGTAGATCAGATTCTCTCAATTATAAAAACCCCCTTAATTTGGCTTGGTAGTAAGCCCATCCCGGTTTATAATTATGATTTTTTGCATAAACTTGTAATTCTTTCAGACTATGACAATCATTCGGCGTTGAATAATCCATAACAATTGTTGTAATTTTTTCCAACGCGGTTTCTTTTATTTCTTTCAATGTTCTCTCTTTTTTAGGAAACTCAAATCCACAATATGGACAAACTTTCATTGGAGGAAAAACCCTAAAACATTCAGGGCAATCTTGAATAGGTACATCTGCTTTCCTGCCTTTTTTATTTACTTTTGAATCAAGGCTCCACTCTCTGTCGTCGTCAGGTAAACCAAATCTTGTATAATTACCTACATGGTCGATAATAATTGCTCTTTTATCTGGTTTATATCGCATACATCTCATAGATTGTTGAATAAATAATGTCAACGACTTAGTTGGTCGTAACAAAATAGATGTTGTACAATCAGGTACATCAAACCCTTCTGAAATTAAATCTACATTCGTTAGTATTTTGATATCTCCTGTGCGAAATCTATCAATTATCATTTCTCTATCAAATTTTGGAGTAGTACCGTCAATATGAGCTGCAGTAATACCATTGGCATTAAACTGTTTAGACATTTCAATACTGTGGGCAACAGTAGCACAATAACAAATAGCTTGTCCACCGTTCGATAGTTTTTTATAGTGAAAAATTACATCACCATATATTGCAGGTTTTAATGTAATTTCGTTTACGTTATAGTCACCATTACGTGTATGTAACAGTTCTGTGTCTATTAATTTGGGCGCATAGTAATCATAAGGTGCTAGATAACGATTTTTAATTAACCACTTCGTAGACGGACCTACTACTAATGTATCGTTGATATCTCCCAAACCTGATCCATTTAACCTTATAGGTGTTGCAGTCACACCAACACATTTTACTTTATCAAAATAGTGGTAAATCCGTTGATACGATTGTGCCAAACAATGATGGTTTTCATCCGTAATAATTAAATCAGGACGTTTTAATTTCGCTAGTCTGCGTGTCGCTGTTTGAACCATCATAATTTGACATAAATCCATATTCACACCTGACAAAACAAAGGTATTTTTTATCTGTTCACACAACTCTTGACGATGTACTAAAAATAGTACACGTTTACCATTATCGGTTGTTCTTCGTGCCATATCTGCTACGATAACTGACTTACCTCCACCGCATCCTAATACAATACAAGGTCTCTGATATCCAGATTGATATGCTTTTTTTACTTGATGGATTAAGTTATTCTGATACGGCCTTAACTTCATTTTCTTTTATCCACTTTGAATAACATTTCATACATATTTTTTTACCTGTTTTACTCATTGTACCTTGTATTACATCGTCCACACTTTTTGTTTTAGTTGCTTTAATAATTCCTCCGCATTCTTCGCATCTTTCCGGTTCTACTCCGTTATCTAACCACTCTTTTAATTGTTTTCCTAAATCCGGAGTAATAACAGCACCGTATTGATCTAAAAAAGTCGTATCTTTGGAGGCCGTTGCAACATGATTACGCGCAATATCTAATACAATGTCAAACTCATATTCTGTATCATCTCTTTGAATAGGTGCTAAACCAATTTTTTGCGGTTCTAATTTACCTCGATGATTCTCGACCATTGCATAATCCATTTTTGAGCGCATGGTTACAATTGTATGACAATCTTCTGATAAAATAGTATTGATAAGTGCGTTTTGTTCTTTGCCGGCTTCATTCCATGCAGTATAACTATTTTTCCCTTGTTGGCTTGCTATTTTATCTTTAATTTCCAATACTCCGCCTTCATTATTCCAAGCGTGAGAAAGAGAATCAATAATTACGACACCATCATTGCCTACCGCTTTTGCTCCCTCTGCAACCATCTGCTTATATTTATCCGGACTATATGGTGGTACCATTGGAGCATATAAAAAGGTTCCCGTACCTAAATCACTTCTATTTGCATAAAACCGTGCTCTTTCATGCTCTGTATCTATTAATGCAACTTTACTCCAGTCACCTGTAATACCATAAGCTATGTATAGTGCTGACAGTGTTTTTCCGGCTCCGGATACTCCGGTTAAAGCAAGCCTTAATTTAGCTTTTTGACGCGTTACCGGTTGAAACATTTTCATCCCTCCTAAATTGTGTATATAATTCCCTCTTTAACTCTTCTTTTTTGATAACCAAGTTTTTTTACTTCAATACCAAATTTAGTAAGTGTAATCATTTCTTTTTTATTTTCAATACACCATGCTAAAAATAATTTATACAATTCTTCTGCTTGTATTTCCCCAGAAAAATTATTCTCTTTAAAGAATAAAAATACATTGGGGTCTATATTATATGATTCAGGTATAATTTCGCCTGTTAAAATACCGTTTACAATTAATTTTAATAACTCAGTACGTTCTGATTTACTTAAAATTGCAGTATTAAAAAACGAAATTAATAAACTCAGTTTTTCTTCATTCATTGTTTACTCCTTAATAAACTCTAAATCGCAGTCAGTACCGATTGTATTTGCAGGATTTGTTAATATTTCAAAATTACGCATACATAAATGACGTGTTTCATTTTTGATAATTTTAAATTTATAATAGATACAATCCCGACAACATGGCACATCTCCTCTAAAAAATACTATATTGGTGGCAATACCTTTTATATACTTGTCCGTACCGCTACTCTTCATCTTCGCGTACCTCTCTCCAGTCTCCGCTATAAAACCAATCAACAATCATACTTTCAAACTCTTTTTTCATCTGCTCATCTGGCTCTGCATATGGGTTTTTCTCATATCCTAGCTTATTCATGGCATACTCAACAGCTTCCTCTTTGTATACAATGGAAATGTCACGATTCTTACATATACCACGATACCCGATTAACGGAGGTTTTCTAAAAAGTGGATGGTCTTCATATCTCATTTGACACACACTCTCCTATCTGATATACTTTTTATGTATATATTTTCCTTTGCCCTTAGTAGGAGTTGCCGCTCCTCTAGGGCTTTTTCTTTTTTTACTTAAAAGGTGATGGACTACTGCCAGCAAAGCTATACCAGCTATGCAAACGGCTTGTCCTATAAAGAAGCCTGCAAAGTCGATATTTCCCAGCTCAAAACTTCCAACCACACCTAAAGCGGCCATAGCTAAAGCAAAAGTCAATACAATAAATACCCAATCAAATATTTTGTTCATTTGGCTTTAAGTCTCCTCTCATAAACTTCAAAAATGCTTCTTTCGGTATCTTCACACGTGTACCGATGATAGATACAGGAAAGCCCAACCTTTCAGGACAGCGGTTAGCTTGTACGCGTATTGTCTGCGCATCACATCCCAGCACTTTTGCCACATCTTTAGGGGTTAAAAACTCCTCCGTATAGGCTTCTACCTCTTTTAAAGTTTGCATTTCTTCACCTCCTTTAGTGATTATTCTTCACCTTTACTTGACATTTAACATCTACCCATTAGCAGTGGCAAAGAGTTTTGATTGAAAAATGAAAATTTACGCCAATAGAAAAACGTTTGTATAGGAAAGTTGTTACCAATGAGAAAAAACATGAAAAAGAATGTTATATATGAGTTTTTCTTTGCCACTGGTAATAGGTAGACATTTTGTCAAGTTGCCCTCTCTCCCATATAGTGGTAAAATTTATTGGGAGGGAGGTGATTATTGTGAACAATTATGAGTCTTTGCTCAATCCAATTCGAAATCCTAAGTTAGCAGACTATACTTATGAAGTTATTAGAGATTACATCCAAGAATTTGAAAGTGAATTGGATAATGAGCATGAAATAGCTGTCCAACTTGCTTCTTTTGGAAAAAACATCACAATGGCTGTAACTGATATTGGTTACACGAACCCTAGTACAATTGTTTTTTACGGATATGTTGATAATCAAAAAGCTACACTTATACAACATATATCTCAACTTAGTTTTTTGTTGCTTTCAGTAACGAAGCAAGACCCTGAGAAACCCCCACGCCGGATTGGTTTTGAGCCTGCCACTGTAGATTAAGCGAATCTATTAAAATTGCAACTTCAACTAAATTTCGCACCACCTTTGTTGTTTCAACATCGAGGTGGTTTTCTTTTTTCAATATCGTTAATGCTTTTTCTAAACACATATTTCCCACAAGCTCCCATAGATTCTTATCTTTATCCTCCATCCTCTTTTCTCCTTATTTGTTTTGGTGATTATTTTTCACTTTTGATTGACATTTTTATATGTGACTTTTATTAAATTTGTCATAGTTACTCCTTCTGTTGCTTTTAAGCAACTTTCAGCTAAAAAAAATATAATTCAAGTCTTTTTCTTCAAATAAATCGCAAATTGCTTGAATCTCAGCCCTATAAAAATCACTTTCTCCAGACATCTTGCGATATAAAGTTGGTGTACTAACACCTATAGCTTTAGCGATTTGAGGTATTTTAATACCTTTTTTAATTGCTAAACTACGGAACTCAATTTCATTAAACATCCAATCACCTCCTGTTGCGTTTCCGTAACCAAATATTATCACACTCAATTATCATTGTCAATACGTTAATGCAACTTTTTTAAAATAAAATAAATAATTATTGCAAAAACGCAACAATTATGTTATTATATACACAAGGGAGGATTACTAATATGGAATTATGCGATAAGATAAAAACTCGTAGATTATCTTTAGGATTAACTATGGATGATGTGGCTAAAGAAGTTGGAGTTAGTAAGCCTACTGTACAGCGCTGGGAAAGTGGAGTAATAGCCAATATGCGCCGTGATAAAATTGCAAAATTAGCAAAAGCGTTACACACTACCCCTGCATACTTAATGGGTTGGACAGAAGAGGTGGAACAAAAGTCTGAAATTCCAGAAGGCTTTTCTCCACCTCCAGAAATGGTTTTAAAGCCATTAGTAGGAAAAATTGCATGTGGCACGCCTATTTTAGCAGAACAGAATATTGAGGACTATGTAAACGTTCCTAAAGATGTTAAATGCGATTTTCTCTTAACTTGTGATGGGGATAGCATGATTGAAGCTGGTATACGCTCTGGTGATGTAGTTTACTTGATAAAGCAACCAGACATTGACTATAACGGACAAATAGCGGCTGTTAGAATAGACGGAGAAGCAACATTAAAGAAAGTATTCAAATATCAAGATAAAGTTATTTTACAGCCTGCTAATGCAAATTATGAGCCGTTAGTGTACATTAAAGAAGAAATAAATAAATTAGTTATCGAAGGTATTGCCACTGGCTTTATCCACAAATTTGTTAATTAGAAATAGCAAGCATACTATACAATAAAAAAACGCTCACTATTACGATATTAAACGGATTAAACCAGACTAAATTTTTAAAGTGGTCGATTTCGACACCTTTAAATGATAAGAAAGCAAAATAAAAAAAACGCCCCTACCCTGCGCCAACAGGATAAGGACGTTGACTATATAACCCTAGGGCTACATAGTACGGTATTCAACCAAAAATATTGTACCATTGCAGCCCGTAAAAATCAAGGGGCTGCTTTTTTGCGCCCTTTTTTAGGAGGTACAATTAAAAATGAGCAAACAGAGAGGCAATGGAACTGGAACGGTTTGCAAGCGTAAAGACAGTAAATCGCGTCCGTGGGTGGCTATAGCCCCCGCTATATATACAGACGAAGGAAAACCAAAGCGAATAGTGATAGGACACTTTAAGACGTCAAGAGAAGCAAAAGAAGCCTTATTTCAATATCAGCAGAACCCAACAGAAAAATTCAACATTATTTTTTCTGAGGTATTCACAGAGTGGTCTGAAATCGCTTATAGGAACATTTCAAAGCAAACGATAGATAACTACAACGCTGCATATAAAAAGTTATCTGAACTCTATAGGATACGCTTTCGAGATATTCGCACAAGCCAAATGCAAAAAATTATTGACGATAATGCTAGCATGTCGCAATCCTCACTATCAAAGATAAAGCTACTTTTGGTACAGCTTTATAAGTATGCACTTGAAAACGATATTGTAAGTAAAAATTACGCAGAGTTTATCAACCTTCCTAAAGCTGAAACAAAAAGCAAAGACAGCTTTACAGATATTGAACTTGCAAAAATTGAAAAATCGGTCGACATAGTCCCTTTTGCGGATGTAATTTTATGCATGTGCTATACAGGATTTCGTATAAATGAATTTTTAAATTTAACGCCTTTTTCTTATGACTCTAAAAATAATATTCTGACTGGTGGAAGTAAAACGACAGCTGGTAAAAACAGAAATGTTCCGGTTCACGCTAAGATTCTTCCTATTGTTGAAAAATGGCTATCAAAAAAAGGAAAAACTATTTTTTGTAAAGAAGATGGCACTCCATATACTGCACGGCTCTTCCGTGAAAAATGCTACTATCCTGCTTTAGAAAAAATCGGAGTCCGCCCACTCTCTCCACACTGTACAAGGCACACATGTGCGACAATGCTATCAGCAGCAGGTGCACGCCCAGAAGATATTCAAAAAATACTTGGTCATACCGACTATGATACTACCGCAAACACATATATACACCAAAGTATCAACACCTTAAAAAATGCAATCGGCTTACTAAAATAAACGTTACAATAGCGTTACAATAAAACAAAATTTTTGATAATTTAACACAATTTTTCACACAATAAAAACACCGCGTAGAATAGCTAAAACGGCTAAACTACGCGGTTTTTAATGGTCCGAGTGACAGGACTTGAACCTGCGGCCCCTTGACCCCCAGTCAAGTGCGCTATACGTATCTACGCCGTTTTTTATATGCAACGTAACAATAACGTAACAATAGAATGCGTATTTTATGCTACATAAGATCAACCCATATTTTCAACAAAGGGAAACCCGATGTTACGGGAATGTAGCACCAGAAAGATTTTCATAAATTTTCGCAAAAAAAAGAAGCTGCCCAGCCCGAAAGCTGAACAGCTATAGCCCCGTTAATACGGGAAGTTTGCCCTATTACTTAATACAAAAATAGGGTAACAGTTAAACCGCTACCCTTTTATTTTATTCCTGCTGCACTTTTAATAGCATCCAAATCCACTTGCGCATCATATACATCTTTTAGCTTAGGTAAAAAACATTTATATCTTGCTTTCCTGCTTAATTGGTAAAGATGGATGTATTCATCTCTGAAATCGTCTATATTATCGATATTTTCCATTTCATCTTTTCTATCCTGATGGTCTATGACATGAATATTTTTTTCTGCAAGCATAGCTTCAACGATATGTACACCACAATAAAAGATAACTGTAATTTCCCAATCTGGATACTTAGATCCATCTTTTATACCATTATCTAAAAAATCTTTATTGTGGAAGTATTTTTCTAAGTGTGCTTGCTTACTTTCCATTAAGCTCATCCCTACCTTTTTTGTGAAATGAATAAGCAGGAATTGGCATTTGTTCTTTTCGGAATTGGTCTTTGTCGGCGATTAAAAATTCATAAGTTGTTACTTTTCGCTCTCTTAAAAAGCTATTTGCTTTTTTTATAAATGAAATAGTTGTTTTGTATGTTTCATTGGAAACAATAAACCAAAAATCCATATAGTTTCGAGCACTTATAAACACGTATATATCTTCCAGATCTTCCATATCCGAAAACAGTTCTATGAATTCTAAGTGCATTGGGTTAACTTTCTCCACGTCTCCCGAAAAAGAAAATTTATTCAAGAATTCTTTATTTTTCATAAATTCTTGGTACACATCATACGCTTTTTCAGAATTATTAGAGAGTGTCCATTTATCAATGGTATCATTTTGCTTATCAACAAGCTCAATACTATATTGACCCAAACATGCAGATTCAGCCATGTTTGAAAATGTAGCCTCTAGTAAGTCAACAGCTTGACTTGTAGTTATTCTATCCTTAACCTCATGTAAACCAGAAGCTTTATTCGCTAACTTTAAAATTTCTGGTGCTAATGCCACTCGAGGTTGAATTCTTTTCATGGATTGATTAGAATTATTCATGCTTACACCTCTCACCACATTAAACTATTATTTTTCTCCTGAATCTGTTTTAATGTCTAGTTTTAACCCTAAATCATGTTTATATTTATCTTGATACTCTGTACAAGCCATCAGTATAGAACCGGCTAATTGCAAAGCTAATTCAGGGGTAACAAATACGTTTCCGATTACCTCTGGTTCCTTATCTTCCCCGTCTTTATCAGATAATCCGAATTGAATATTTATCGCATTCTCAACTAAAAAAATACGGTGAGCATCTGCGAATATAGGGTTTACAATATTTTCACTCATATTTCACCCTCCTTTATCAAAAATAACCTATAAATAGATTAAAAAAACTACACTTGCACTTTGTATCTTTATTTTACTATACCACAGTATAGGCAAACTATTCAATACGTATAACCAATTTTATATAACAGTATATGTAATAATTTTAATTTAGATGAAATTTATTCATTCTATAAATCCCCCTAAAAAACCTAAAAATTTCCCTAAACAAGGAAACTTTTTAAAAAATAATTTGTAAAAATAAAAAAGCCCTCCCTTATATTATGCAAGGGAGGACTTCTTTTTACTTATTTTTGTTCTGTATTTGTACTATCATCTTTAGTACCACTATCTTTAAACTGCTTAAAAATCTGATTCGCATACACACTTGCACCGCTTACCAGTACACCTTGTGTCAATGCTGTAAAGATTGCCATAGCTACAGCTTGCGGACTACCTAGGTCACTGGTAGCCAGTACATAGATGATGGATAGTAGAATACCTGCTGCACCTACTGCAAGAGGTATTAGCTTATCTGCGATAAGAGATGTTTTCTTGATAGCCATACCGATGACATATAAAACCGGAACTAATATTAATAATTCTGGCTTAATATATTCTGTAAAATCCATGTCATTTCCCTCCATTTTGATTTATCTTTCTTATCTCTTCCATTTCACTTTCAACAAAGCCGTTGCCGCCCATAGCCTTATACACTTCAAATAAAGATTCTAAAGCGGACATCGAGTAGTTACTTACATGTCCTTCTGTCTTTGCCCGTCTTAAAGCTGTATCTATTTGATAGCGTATTTGTGATACAAGGGCAGTATGGATGTTGCGAATCGCCGAGTTTTCCTCGATAGTTCGGGTTATCTTTTTATTTATCAGCTTGATGACGATAGCCACCGCTGCTGATGTGGATGTGATAACACCACATATATATAAAATAATATCTAAATTTACACTCATAGCTACCTCCGATTATGGCAGCTGTAGCACTTGACCGGGGTAGATAGTATCGGATAAAAGGCCATTCATGGCGATAATCTCTCTAAAACGCGCACCATCTCCAAGCTGTGCTTGTGCGATATCCCAAAGATTGTCACCGGACCGCACTGTGTAAGTGCGACCACCTGTACCACCTGCGACTTTCAAAACTTGTCCTACATGAATGATATTGGGGTCTGCGATACCATTTAAAGCAGCTAGTTCTTGGTAGGTAGTACCGTACTTTGCAGCGATTCCGCTCAGTGTGTCCCCTACCTGCACGGTGTAAGTAGTCCCACTCTGTGGCACATCGGCCACATCGCCCTTGAGCTTGATGATTTGTCCTACATGAATCACGTTCGGGTCTGCAATACCGTTGATTGCCGCCAACTCTTGATAAGTGGTGCCAAACTTTGCAGCAATACCGCTTAATGTATCCCCTGCCATAACTGTATATGTGTCATAGCTTGGTTCTGGTTGTGGTGTAGGTGTGGAAGCGGCTCCGTTGGTGTAATCTTTATAGCACCAATTCATGTCTGCGGTATTGGCTGTAATACCGTCAATAACCTCTTTAGAGGAATACTGCCACATGGTATATGCACCTTTGTAGTCGCACTGTGTGTTATATTGTGCCAACCATACGTCTATGCCTGCCGCGTCAATGCGCGCCATGTCAATATAATTAGTTGCCCAGTTTAAGTTTGTATACAGCATTGGTATGTAACCCGCTGCACGAATTTTGTTACAAAAAGCGAGTACCATATTGGTACATACCGCTTTACCTAATGCAGCTTGACGATTTTCTTCCATGTCAAATGCCACTGGATATTGCGGATTACTGCCTGCGATAAGTTCAAGACAAAAGTCTGCTTCCTGCTCTGCACCTGCTATATCCATAGCATAAGAATAGTGATAAAATCCATAAGGCATACCAACGTTTTGACAGCCTGATAGATTGTTGTAAAAGTACTTATCGATTTGGTTCGGGTCTTTAATGCCATAGCCTGTACGTATCATGGCACCGACCACGCCCGCGTTCTTTACTTTTTCCCAGTTAATATTTCTTTGATGTTCGCTTACATCGATTACTGATAGTTGCATATTTACTCCTCCAATACATCTTTTGCATTTTCAAACAGTGACTCTTGTTTTAGCTTTTGGTACATAGCTTCGTAGCTGACTACCGCATCTTTATCTAGAGGATACTGAAATTCATGAACGAATACCGCCAAATCAATTACTGTAGGAAAGCCAATTGCATTATTTTCTTCAGTCAACGCAATTACTTTTTCTTTGTCGTATTCATCGCCCGTTTTTGCCATTTCTTCTTCAAGCTGCTTTTTTACTTCTTCCTGTCGCTTGATAAGTGCATCCCTATCTTTCTCCTGCTGTCTATAGCTTTCATCTGTATAGCTTTTTACCGTGACTTTAATGCCGTCCACCATAGAGATACTGTCTATACGATGATAAGCAGTTTTTACGCCTTTTCCATTGATTAATTCTTTTTCCAGTGCCATGTTTTTTCCTCCTTTATGTGGTTCTTTTCCAGATATAGCATGTGATATACGGTTGCAAGTTGTTGTGTGCTTGTCCGCCACCTGTATTTTCTGTGCGTGCGACAAGTCCTCCGTACTTTCTAGGGTCTCCTGCTTCAACCGCTGCCGGATGGGCTGTTCCTGATCCCCCAGCATTCCAGTATATAGTTTCAATGTGAGAGTGAGGAGCAATTTCATCCACTGTTAAAGTATGTGTTTTTTCACCGCCTGTTTTCTCTACCGTTTTAAAATCGGTATCGGCAGGATTTACTCCTACAGGGGTTCGACCGCCTCCCCACGCTGCCCATGTGCCGCCATACAATGTACCCGGGTTCGTGGAAACCGTTGTTTCAAACAGACTTCCCACAGGATGCGATACTAAAAAGATTGTACTTGTTCCAATGTCGTCCACTGTAAGTGTGATATTACCTGTTAACGCCTTTCCGTTTATCGTGCGGGACATCGGAACTTTTGTATCAATTTGTTTTTGTAAGTTTCCAGCAACATTTTCATCTAAAATATTTTGAATCGTTTCAAACCAACGCATAAACTCTGCTTGCTCCGTTGATTTAAAGTCATATAAATCTGACTGTATCTGCTTGTACAGTTGAGAAGTATCGATGTTTTTCACAAGTCCTACAACTAAGCCGCAATCCTCTGTAGCAAGTCTTGTATCTGTAATATTTTTTGTTGTTACCGCCGATGTATTCGCCTGAACTAAAATGTTTGCAAGCCGAAGTTCATATACCGATGAATTCCTTTCCAGCAGTGGGATTGTAGGGTCACCCCCCGGGATTCCTTTCTTAACAAAAATGTCTATATTTCTTGCAGCTTGCCTATTGTCCCAACGAAGCACAACACTGTCATATCTCGGTTGTTCCATTCCTGCATCCAGTGTGAATGTTCGCCGGCTGGACTCTTTTCCACAAGAGCCATTTATCCAGCACACACCTTTATTTACAGCTACTTCCATTCCTCCTACCGCATCCACAATAAATCCTACTTCCGATGCCATACTGCTGGTTCTTGTAGACACGATGCCATTAGACAACAATGAGGCAAAGGTTGCTCTTAACTGCTCTGCGCTATTGGGTCTATCGTATACAGGTGTTCCGTACTCGTCATATGTCACCTGACTATCAAAAAATATACTTTCCAAAAAATCACCTTCCTTTTTATTTTCTTCTTGGCACTTTATCCCCGAAAATAACGTTTATTTCCTTTCTGTTTTCTTTGACTGTTTCATTTACGCCAATAATTCGCGATTGATACTCACCCATATTTTTTAGAATAATGTCACATTTATCTCCTAAATCGAAATTTTTCTTATAGATTAAATCACCTATGAGGTCAAAGCTTATATTTAAGATTTTGTTATGTTTACTTAGCTTCTCAACTCCTCGAGTAGATAAAATGTCAAGATATTCTTGTAAAGACATTCCTTCTTTTTGCTGTAAATCTCTTGCATCCACATAAAGTCGTTGCAAAGTTTTTCCATTAGATTTATCCACAGTTACTGTTTTTCTTTGCTCACCTTCACCGCTGCCGGCAACAACAGCATAGTTTTTATAATTGCTTGTATCCGTTACCACTTTCAGACTTTTAAAATGTCCCCAGCTCTGATTAAAAATTGCAGGCTCAACATTAAGTGTAGGGGCTATATCAGCTGTTCTATCAAGCCCTTTCTCCACTTTGAACTCAAAACATTTATCAACGTAGTTGCGTGTAAACGTTAGGCTACATTCATTTTCTTTTAAAAGTGAAAACAAAAAATCTCCTACTTCATCTCCTGTGGCCTGAATCGATATTTTTTTACTAGGGACTTGTTCCAAATTTGTTCTCAGAGGACCAAGACCGGTACAAAATGTTGTAATAACATGAAAAATACAGTTTGTTAAACTACCGCTATATGAAAAAGCGGGGTGCATAATATAATTGTTCAGCATACTTTCTAAGAAAAAGCCACTTATTTGTACAAACTCTCCGCGTTCCTCACTGGTGTACTCTATCTTTTGAACCACTCCGACTTCTTTTTCGGAAGATCTATAGACATAACAGAAGGTTTCCTCAAAATCTTCCGCTAAAATCTGAATGGAGTACTGCCCACATTCGTAATACTTTCTATTCCACTGCAAATTAATATATTCTACAGACTTTATCATATTAAAATCTGCATCTAAAAAAATCACATCCATATTACACCCCCGCATAAAGCTGGTTGTAGTATAAATATATGTGTGTCGTTGTTACATTCTCGTTGGCATCGTAAGATATGGTACATCCTCCTTTATCCAAAGCAAAAAAAGTACTTTTCCTATCAATACAGTTTGGAATCCTTTTCCCTGCTATTTCAATTGTTCTACGCTCAAAGTCAATTTTCACAGTTTCATGTACTTTCAACTCAACTGTAAATAAAATATATTCTTTTTCATTTTTATAGATTTTTAATCCACTAACATTTTCGTCCGGTTTAATCACAACGGTACAATACGTGTCGATTGCACCATCATTCGGTACAAATACATGCTGTGAAAAATTTCTCACGCTTGCAACAAATCCTTTTTCTTGCGAAATCATGAGAGGAAATCCCATCATCGGGGACACACTGGATAAATCCTTACCAAAATCATCATAAGATTTAAAATAAGGACTGGGACAAAATACAGATAGCGTAAACATTTGCGGGGAAAAAATATTATCTGTTGGTAGATCTCGTGCATCTACAATACACTCACACCACACCGTATTGTTTTTATACGTGACATACATCTTAAAGGAATTTTTCGGATTAAAAAAACGATTTATTTTTTCACGTGATGTATCAAATTGTCCGGAATAGTCATTACAAGCGGTAATTGTCACTGTTCGAGCGCTAACCCTTGTTCCTGTTATGATGTCGCCGTCACCAACTGCTCGTTTTTCTGTAAATATCTCCTGTGTGATTGTGCCTAATCCTTCAATACTGACAATTTTAAAATAATCTGAAATATTGAATGTTAAGCCGTCATCCCTTACAAATCTTATCATCCTTTATCACCTGCCAATCCAAAAGTAAAAATCCTATTGATTGCTCTTGCTGTTGCATCCGGACTTTCTACAGGTTGGTTAAAGTTAATCACTGTTTGCCTGTCTCCACCACTGTTTGCGCTCTGTGACATACCTGTGTTTATCATATAACTGCTTCTCACTGCCGCACCTGCCACAGCCGTTTGATTTGCATATACTGCCGCTCTGGCTTTGTCCATAAGGGCGGTGGCGTCTAAACCTTTGATTTTCTCCAAAAGTCCGACCAGCTTAATTTCTTGCTCTGGTAGCTTATCAAAAGCATCCTTTATGCCTGTGGTTGTAAAGTCATCCAATGAAGCTTCATACTCAGATGTCATATCATTTGCCATAGCAGATATTGCATCCGTAGCGATTTTTGCGTTATTTTTCACGCCCTGTGCTGCGCCTTCTGGTATCCATTTTGAAGCTTTAATGAACTCTTTTGAAGGAGATGTTATTCCAAGCACATGCTTAAAGTTTTTAAGACCTTGTTTCGCCATGTCTTCAGCTTGTTGAATAAAATTCCAGGCACCAGCCTTAACACCTGCTGCAGCACCCACTGCAATATTTTTTGAAGTTGTTTCAAACTCTGAAATGTATCCTCTTAAAGTTTCATTGCCGTCCAAACCCATTTCTTTTGCTTTATCAGAGAAACCAATTTTTCCGTTCTCCATTTCAAAAATTCCAGCGTTCACCAATGCTTGAACTGCACTGGCCATGCCAGGATTTGTACTATAAATTGCATCTAAAACTGACTGCATAGTACTTTGCTCTGCTGCTCCAACATTTGGAGCATTATTTTGAAACACTTGTGTTTGAAGGTCAGCCAACAATCTTGTCTGTTCTTCCACAGGCAATTGAGCATTTGTAATGGCTGTCACAATAGCTAACATATTTTCCTGCATGGCTAAGTCAACACCGACACCGCCATTTGTTATACCTTCCGCAGCTTTATCCATTAATGCGGCGTACGATAGGTTGAATTGCTCACCTTTGCTGTCGATTAGTGCTATTTGTATTCCTAATGAAGAATCCATTTGTGCGTTTTGCCGTTCTAATTCTTCTGCTTGCTTGATATATAAATCTTTAAGATACTGGTCAGTTGTTCTTTCGGCCATATCACGATACTCACTTGCAAGTCTTTCTCTCTCGGCATAAGTAGATGCTTCACTTTGAATAATTGCTTTTCCAGTTTCATCAACTTTCACTGAAACTCTGGTCATGAAATCGCTCATAACCTTCGCATCGCCTGATGCCGATACAGCAAGTGCTTCTGTTCCCATCGCTATATCTTCTCGCAAACTATCTACGAGCGCTATCTGCTTCTCCATTTCAGCTTGTTTATTTTTTAGGTCTCGTTCTAAGCTTCCTAACTTGGAGTCATCCCCTGTGCGCTCTGCGTATTCTTTCGCCCTGTCATACGCAGCTTGCGCATCATTGTATGCTTTTGTCACCGTTTCAAGGTATGCTCTGGCTTCGTCAAGCTGTGATTCTGCGTGGTCGGATATCTCTTGCAAACTATCAGTGAGAGCTGCCATTTGCTTTTTCGTAATGACCGCGTCAATCGATTCTCCAAGTTCTCCGTATTTTTGGATCTGTCCGTCAATAATTTCTATTTCAAGTCCTGTTGCTTCCGCAAGTTCACCTGCAATAGCAGTTGCCCTGTCAAGATATCCGTCTTTAATTTTTCCATTGCTGTCTACAAGCTTATCCAACTCCGTTTTTAAAACATTAATTTGGTCAATCTCTTTAAAATCCGCTTCAAGTGCTTTTTGCTGTTCAGACCTTACTTCTTCATGTGCTTCCTTGAGGTCATTAAGAGAGTTGACTGCATTTTGATACTCACTATTCGTTCCACTCAAAGCAGCTGCCAAACCGCTTAAAACGCCAACAAATACGCCGATTGCGGTTACTACTGCACCAATCGGATTTTGTCCCATTGCGATATTCCAAAGTTGTTGCGCTGCTTGTGCAAGCGTAATTTTTCCGGTTAATACTTCCGTTGCCGCAATCTTAGCCCAAAGCAAACCGTTCTGTATCGTTGTAATGGTATTCGATACAATTTCTGTCTCAGTAAACTTCTTGATAAGCCCCGTTACAGTCTTTACTATTTTTAACGCGGTAAAACCACCGGCTACACCAAGCAATATGGGCGCCATAGGTTTGAGGGCAGAAATGCATATCTCAATTACTTTTGTAAGCGGAGGTATTACAGCTTTTGCAATGTTTGATACTGTACTTATAAAGGTAGAAAATGCAGGTTTTAGACTATTGAGCGCACCTGAAACAGCACTAGCAATTGTTTTGAAACTGTCGATAATTGTTTTTCCCAATTCCTCAACACTTCGTCCTACATCACTACCAAGTAGATTTGAAATGAGAGAAGCAACAATTTCAACTCCTACTTCTGCAACTCGCGGTATGATTTGAGCAATACCGTTTATTAATGATTCACCTATCTTAACAGCTGCATTTGAGATCTGTCCTGAATTTTGACTGATGCCGTCAAGAAACGAAGTTATCATAGATGTTGCCGCATCTATCATTTTGGGTGCGCTGTTTGCTGCTTGTGTTGCAACTTCTGCGAATACCGTACCTAGTTCACTTACCAGCCCAGATAAACCGCCGTCTTTGAACGCTTTTGTTAACTGATCAACCATAGAGGTTGCAGAATCAACAATGGTACGTATTGGAGTATCTACACTTTCGTAAAATTCAATTCCTAATGTTTCAAGGGCGCCGCCTAATTGCTCAACACTGCCTTTAAGGTTATCCTGCATGATTTTTGCAGCTTCCTCTGCTGCACCATTACAGTTATTAATTTGTGCAGTTAGCGCTGCAAAATCCTCATCACTTGCATTAACAATTGCAAGTAACCCAGACATTGCTTCTTTGCCTGCAATACCTGCGGCATACTCAGCTTTCTGCGCCTCGGTTAATCCTTCAAAGCCTTCTCGCAAGTCAATCATAACCTCGTTAAACGGCTTAACATTTCCTTGCGCATCTGTTAAAGAGATTCCCAGTTCTTCCATGTAGCCGGTCATTTGCTGAGTCGGTTTTGCAAGATTCGTTAAGGTTGTTCTTAACGCTGTGCCTGCTGTTTCTGCTTTAATCCCAGAGTTAGCCATTAAGCCAATGGCAACCGACATATCTTCTATAGAGTATCCCAATGCACCAGCCACAGGTGCAACATACTTAAACGTATACCCTAAATTTGCAACGTCCGTATTCGTCGCATTTGCAGTCATAGCCAAAACGTCAGAAAAATGTGCTGCATCCTTCGCTTCTAATCCGAATGCCGTTAGCGAATCTGTTACAATATCCGCTGTTAAAGCTAAGTCCTCACCGGAGGCAGCAGCCAAAGACATAACCCCTGATATGCCATTCAGCATATCTTCTGTACTCCAACCGGCTTGCGCCATGTACTTAAACGCTGCGGCTGATTCTGTTGCGCTGAACTTTGTTTCCGCGCCCATCTCTTTGGCTTTTTCCTTTAAAAGCTCCATATCTGAAGCACTTGCTCTTGCTATAGCTTGTACCTCAGACATACCTGCCTCAAAGTCTGCACCTATTTTAATAGCAGTGCTGCCCAAACCCGCAAGGGCTGTTCCCGCACTGGCTATTGACGTGAGAGTTCCTTTCACACTTGAACGTGCTATGCTCGATAATTTTGATAATCCTGCCTGAATCCCACTGGAATCAAGGTCTGTTTCGATTACAACTTTTCCATCTGCCATATAATCACCTGCCTATTTGTCAATAAAAGCAGGCACCGGCTCACTACTCTATGGTGTGGCTCTAGGCTCTGTCGTTTTTATATCAGTTGTTTTTGTAATCGTTATAATTTTTTTGCATCTTATGCATTTAATTTCTATTTTTCCATATTCAAGTTTACATAGTGTTTGTCCACAACTGGGACATTTTATTTTTTCAATTTGTACCACCTTCCTTTAAAAAGGTATAAAAAAAGCACTGTACATTTTCGTACAATGCTTCTGATTATTAATTAACTTTTTCTGTAGTTGTTTGTGGTTTGATTTCCTCTAAGTCAAATACGCCGGTCATAATGTCAATACCTACGCTTTTTATCGCGCTTAAAAAACCTTTGCTGGCTTCAACCTCGACATTATATCTATTGTAGCAAATCATGAGTTCATCAAGTGCTTGCATTTTAGAACGAATGTGTTGCAGTTTGTTCTGTATAGTTTCATTTTGCGGCACCATTGCATATAGTTTTTTTGTTTTTTCTTTATGTGTCGGTGTATTAAAGCACGGTATTTGCTCTACCTGCACACCATTTTCTTTCATTAGCTTGTCAAAACCACTCTTTGTTATCAGCAGCAGTTTTGAAATCATCGCAGACATTTTAGGGTGTCGCTTTTTCATCTCTGCCAACGCTCTGCCCTCTGCTACAAAAAAGTCGATGCCACAAATCAAATCACTTTTGCGTACATACCATCCTACACTAGTTTGCGGCAACCCAGTAAAGTATGCTATATCCGAAGTAGTTAATACAGGTACGCCGTTGAATATCTTATCAAAGTACTCATATGGCTGTTCTTGTTTTTGTTCTAGGCTATAACTGCCTGTTTTGCGAATTGAGGGGAGCACTTCCTGTGTAACCCATTTTCGAAAAGGTTTTACTTTTTCCGTCTTTGCTTCTAGCATAAAATCAAATAATTCTGATTCAGTTAGATAGGTGTTTACACCATGTAAACACCCCATAATTTCAGCGTTTTGCAATACTTTTAAGATTCTAGCTTTATTCGGCAGAGGTCTGTTTTTATTTTTTCCAAAGACAACATATCCTAGTGCTGCACCAGTTGAAAATAGTTCAAATAATAAAGTTCCATCTTTATTTTGTATAATTTCCACATTACATTTTTCAAACATCATTAAGCTTGTCATAACTAACACTCCTTATTTTAGGTTTGACCAAAATAGAAGTATAGTGTATAATATTTATACGACTAATTTGGTCGCTTCAATAACACATTCCGTACTTTTTCGACGAGTGGCGGTTTGTGTTATTTTTTTTGTTTATCGACCTCAGATTTGACCAATGAAATACCTTTGTGAATTACTTCCGCTTTAGAGATATGTAACATTTCTGAACACTCCTCTAAAGTTTTATAGGTATCTTCTGATAATCTTATTTCAAATCGTTTATTACGTTTATCTGCTGTCGGTCTACCTTTTGGGGACACTTAATTCACCTCCTGATTATTGTCCGTACTTAAATAATAACTTATGTACGTACATATGTCAAGAGATTTTTTTAATCTTTCCAATAAAAATACCAACTACCTTAGTGATAGTTGGTATTTGTGTTATTTTTGAGGACTAATAGCTACAAAACAGTTATTTTCAAATGCAGTTAAAGAGTAGGTAAAACCATTTCGGTCTACTGTATACGTTTCTTCTGTAATCCTCGGATGCCCAAACCGTAATTCTATGCACAGTTCCCCGTATTCTTCAGGTGTCATTTTGGGATCAATTGCCAGTATTGTTGCCATAAAGTAATCTTGAAAGTTTTTTTCGGGATAATCTCTTGTCGCAATACTATTAAAATGAATGGATTCTACTCTCTTCCTAGTTTCATCTACAAAAAAAGAAATGTTTGTACCTTTTGATATGGTAAAGTCTTTCCAAGAAAAAGTTTCTCCTGTTACCATTTCCCCAAGTACAATTGGTGATAGTTCCCCTAGGTATAAATTAATAATTTCAGCACATTCGTCTGGTGAAGCGAAAAACATTTCATCTTTTACAGGGATTTTTTCCATTTTAGACACGATTTCTTGTGGTGATTTTTCTGCGATTTCAGAAGATGTGTTTGTACTTGTCCCTTCTGATGCAGAAACATCACTCGACTTCAAATACATTAACACGAGCGAGCCAGTTGAAGCATTTTTAACCAGAGAAATATCGCCTTTTTCACCATTCGGATAAATAACATGCCATGCGACTACATCATCCGTATCAAGATAACTTTCCCCGTATAACTTACTCATAGTATTTGAAATAATTTGATAATCACCTTCATCCTTTTTTCTATAAGACAGTCGGTCAATCTTACTATTCTCAAAAGTATACATTGCGCTGTCAAAAGTTATTGATTCGATTGTAGGGCTATATGCTGTCATTGCTATTGCGTGGTCATTATCCATTATAATATTATCATTATTCATAACATCGTATACATTACTATCCCACGTAACTTTTTCGCTATGAGGTAAATACTTACTAATAGTATCTCTTTGCGAAATTGAAGTAGAACTTGTAGTTTTATTCTCACTACTCCCACAACCTACAAAAACCATTGCACACATGACGGTCAATAATAAAACACTAATTGCTTTTTTCATGTCCTTCTCCCCTTATTTAGCTAATTGCTGTAGCGCTGCTTCGTACTCCGCAGCTTGAGTTGGGGTTAATTCATGAGCCATTCTCATTAAAACATTGTCAAATTGATATATATACTGTGTTGCAAAACTTACATTTTGAGCAATAGCCTCTACATATTCTTTACGTTTTGTGGCATCACCACTGTTAGTAAAAACTTCAATTGTCCCACCAATAGGGTCGTTTTCAATATCGTATTGCTCAGTAATTCGACTATCAGCAAAATTTACTTTACTGGTATATTGGTTAGGTCTTCCCAATAATTTATTTGGGTCATTTTCTTCAGTATAATCGATTTCATTCGTAATTGGAAGTCCCTGCGCTTTCAAGTATTCAGTAATTTGAATAGCATTCATTTTTGATAATGACAGTTGAGTTTCGCTAGATATATTACTGATTGAACTACTATTCTGCGCCTCTCCTCCGCAGCCAACCAAACCAACTGATAATGCCGATGCAATCAGTAAAAATGCAATCATCTTTTTCATTCTTTTTCTCCCCCTATATCAATATGGAATATTTTATCATATTTAGAGAGATATAGCAACTTTTGTGAGTATTTACAACAATCCTGTTAGGTCACCGCCGTTTAATAATGCCTGCTCCAGTGCAGTGGTCTTTTCTCGTTCGGTTTTTGATACAGGGATAGCATATGTTTTCTGCATACGCCTGTAAAACTCTTTCTGCTGTGGGCTCATATCTTTTGTGATGGTCATGGAACGATAGCCCATAATTTTAACGAATTGAGTTTTCTCACTGAGAGAATCGAACATTGCTTTGAATCGCCACCAATGCAAATTATTCTCCTGCGTTAAATCAATTCCGTATTGTTCTAAAAATGCAGCATAGATATACGGCGCGTCATGCTCAAAAGAATAGATTTGTGTGCGCCTGTTGGTCGTCGTACCGCCTTGTGAAGTATTGTCTTTTTCGCAGTGATAAAAGTTCATAACCGCAGTAAAAGCTGCCCCTACATCAGCAGGAATACAAGATATGTCACCATAGTATAGCAGCAGTATTTGCATGAGTTTTTCTGTATCATCCTGTTCGCTAATCGCAGTCATTTCCAGTTTGATTCCTGTCCGAAAATCCGCATTGATATCATACATCTTGCCGCCTACCTCGACGGCTGTCGGCAATTTATCTAGTAGGATATTCATGCTTTTTTACGGCGTTGACTGCGGTTTTCGCTGTATTTTTCAGCCCTTTTTTGAAAGGCTTCTTCCTGCTCTGCTTTCTGTTTCATAAAGGATTCAAATGCATCCATACATAGAGCAAGGCTAACTTTGTCACCAAATAGTTTTTTGCTTGTACCTTCTCCAAAAATATGATTGAAAAAATCAAAAATAATATGACACATTGCTTCTATTTGTTCGATTTCATCTTGAATGGGAGCGATTTCTTTATTTATGTTCGCCACCCTTTCGCTTCCTTGCTTAATTGCTTTTAAGGTTGTAACGTCTAAAACGTCACATTCTAGTTCAACGCCGTTAATAATCATGATATATCCTCCTATTCTTACGCTCCTGCGCCTGCAGGAGTAAATGTTTTTGTTTCTGTGTTAAATTCTCCGTCAACAAAAGAGCCAACATTATTTAGGTTACCGGTTACTTTAACAGTTTCGCCACCTGCACCGGCAAAAGAGGCTACTTCAATAGACACATGGAATTTTCTTGCTTTGAATGTATTTTCTTTTTCTGATACAGGGCTAAAAAGTTCTACACGCACATAGTCGGTTTCTGCTTCTGCACCTGTTTTTTGATTTCTGCCCACTTCATATAGAAACATAACAGCTTTTTCTGATGCAATCAAATCTGTATCAAATGGAAATTGCGCTTGGTAACCTTTGATAGTAGATGTTGCTGAGCGGTCATTGATATAGGTTTTTGTGTCAAGTTGAGCGGCTGGGTTTTCATCCAATGTATTAAATCCCGCACCCATTAACTCGTATGTTTCTGCTTTCATTTCGCCAACATTAAGATAGTCGGCAATTTGGTATCTTTGAACTGTTTGATTCATATTATCTCTCCTTATAATAAGTTAATTTACATTGAATTTGGTATTGTGCTGTTTTTCCCAACTCGTCCGCTTCCAATGCGTATCCTGTTGAAATTGCTTCGATTTTTTGACTTTCCATACCTTGCGGTAATTTCGGAAGGTCACCTTTTAATGTTTGTTGCTCGAACCAATCAGAAAGATTTTCATAAAAGTTCGAGGACAACATA